AGCACTTGGCCTGCTACCGGTGCTGTTATAGCCGTCAGCGATGTTGCGGTATTTGCCGTCAGGAGATCCCCTATGGCAAAGGCGGTCAGTCCTGTGCCCCCCGTATTCACGGGGAGGGTTGGCAGGCGTGCCGTAGACAGGGTGCCGCTGGCGATATTAGCCGCATTCAACTGGGTCAGGGCTGATCCATTAATGCCCCAACTCGCGTCTAACCCATCAGACCTGAGGAAAGAGCCTCCTGTGCTTCCAATAGGCAGTTCTATCCATTTTGGGGTCTCACCTCCCGACCCTATGATGATGGAGCCTCGACTGACTGCTGCCTCCGTTGTATCTGTGTGGGTAGGTGACAGGAGTGGATGGGTAGTCCCACCAGCTGCACAGGTATCCCATGCTGGCGGGTCTGTCCCTCTGGACTCAAGGCACTCTCCAGATGAGCCGACTGCCGTGAAGGCTAGCGCTGTCGAGGTGCCATAGATGACAGATCCCTGTGAGGCTGACAGGCTTGCTCCTATCCCTCCGTACTCCAGTGAGAGCGTGCCCCCGTCCACATTCGACACATTGATCTTCAGACCGGTCCCATCATTGTCCCAGGCTACATCTGTTCCATCAGACCTGAGGACCTCACCAGTTGCCCCTATGGCCAATTCATCCCAGGCATTCGCTGTATTCCCAAAGATCAGGGAGCCTCGTGTTGCTGAGTCCGATGCTGTATCGGAGTGGCGTGAGGCATCCAACAGCGCCACAGAGGAGACCGTGGCCTCACTTGCGACAGTGACCCGCCCCGTTGCATCCACGGTCAGGATGGGGATAGTACCTGATGCCCCATACGTGCCTAGTGTGACCCCAGAGTTGACCAGGGTTGTGGCCAGGGCTCCTCCTGCCGTGGTGATATGCCCAGTCAGGGCCGGAAAGCTCGCGGCCACCAACTGCCCCGTGACAATCGAACTAGACGTTAGGTCCAGGGCTTCATACACGGGGTCTCCCCCGCTGCCGCCACTGACCAGGGGAAGATTCGCGGTGCCACTGTCTGTCAAGCGAGCCAGGGCCAGTGCGCCTGAAGAGAGCGATGCTGCACTCCGCGTGGCCAAATCAGCGAGGTCTGACGCTGACTTGTCAAGTGCTGCCCAAGATACGATATTTGTCCCTGAGATTGTGATCCCATTCGGGATGTCAGCATCTACCAGGGGGCGGAATGTCGGGACGGCAGCACTTCCCGTCGAAGGCCCAATCAGGACATTGTTGGGGGTCTGTGTGTCCATTGAGAGCGAGAAGGTACCTGAGCCTGTGATGGGAGACCCAGAAAGGCTAAAGAGGGTACTTATCGCATCGCTTATCGTCATCGCCACACTGGTGACCGTGCCTGCCCCTGAGCCGACACACCCGGTGCAAGTGCCTGTGACGGTAACATCAGTAAAAGTCTGTCTTGCCGTCCATGAGTTCGCTCTGGCCAGGAGGAGTAAGACCTGATCCGAGAGGGTCTGACCCCGCACAGGCACCATGAACGCGAGCGCTATTGCTGCTACGCTGATTGCCGCAACCCACTTACGCATGGTCTGATGCTCCTCTATTGCGTGCCGCCTTCTGGTCCGATTGGTTGCATGGTGACAGCAATGATGGCTTCACCTGATGATCCGGCGCTCTTCGCCCCCGCGCTTCGGTTTACCAGACTGATGTGGAGTTCGCCTGAGTTATCTTCGTCCTGATAGGGGATGTTTAGGCCATCGATGTAGTAGTAATACTGGCCAGTCCCCCCATACCGCACTCCATCTGCGACAACAAATGACCAACGAGACCGGAAGGAGTCCAGATCCAGGTCACTGGTATCCTCGAAAGAGTCTTTCGACCAGAACGTCACCTCCCAGGCAAGGTTCTCGTCAGACTGCAGCATGATGCTGCGGACCATATTCCTGGCGTTGCCATTCATCCCAGCCATGGCCCCAGGGAGGACAACATTCTCATCTTCCTTCGCGTTCTGGGCGATAGCTCCGGTGAAGTGCGTATCCTTATCCGTTCGCACGGTGAACTGAAATGCCATGGCAGACCTTTCTACGGGCAAGAGACCGAAGCGAGCACCAACGCCCCATTCAGCGCCGTGATGGAGGTGCACCCAGCTTCGTCGTTATCTTCCAAGATGATCGTGGCGTCTGTCGAGCCAGTTGCTTCGATAAAGAATGTTGGCGTGGCGTGATGGAGGTGCAATGCGGTATCAGCACTGGCTCCGACCCCGACATCCCCGGAGAAAGTGACATTACCATCCCCCCGCACCATGCGGAACGACTCTGTCGCGGTATCGTTCACCAACCGTTGCCAGACGGTATCTCCATTACTATCCAATCCAACCTGCAACCCATATGCCGCTGCACCTGATGCCCGCTGCGTGATGCGGAAAATGTTTAATACGTTGTCGCCGCCGGACACGTCGAGGTTCACATCGGGATCAGTGACGCCGATGCCAACATAGTCCGAATCTCCACTGACCACGATCTTGTCTGTATCGACCGTGAAATCGTCACCAGCCGCTGATGCCAGGACGACGTCTAGGACGCCCCCGGTATCGACCGTGATAGCGCGGGAACCATAGACCGTCGTGGTGCCCATATCAACACTTGTAATGCCGGTCATTACAGCAGGGAGCCTGGCGGTGGCAAGGGTACCTGCCGAGATGTTCCCGGCATCCAAGCTCGTAAGTGCCGCCCCGCTGAGGTCGTTGAGGTATGTCGAGGTCAGGGCAGTAAGCTTTCCTGCCGCGTTGATGATTGCTACGTCTCCAGAGCCAGCCTGGATACCCCCGGCTACGTCGAGGGCATCGGCAGCTGTGCTGGTGATGTCAAGGGTACCAGTAAACACTCCAGGCGTCGTCAGTCCCCATGCATCCAGGGCACGACGGATTTGTGCCGAGAACGGACCCTGTGCTCGTAGCTCAGGGACACCAATCCCCAGCGCTGCAGTTGCAACGAGAAGGAACAAAACGATGCCGTATCGGCGCATTACTTCCCCCAGATCATGTCTGTTTTGCTTGGCGAGATGAACCCTGGTGTCTTTGGCGTGATGTCGTCCCGGAGCTTCTCTGGGAGCATGCCACCTGTTCTGGCCCGCCCAGGGAAGTGCGGTTCTTTATCATACGTGCCTGACGATCCACGCTTTGGAACCTCAGAGCGGCCAACGATGTTCTTGAAAGGTGTATTGAACCCCATAATCTCCTCACTAATACCCGTGTTTCTGAAGGAAGGCCGCATCCATCGGTGCATACGGCCACGCACTCCAGTCGCTTGTCCCCCACCATGTCAGGTAGGTGTTCTCATCTTGACGCTCTAGCTCCGCTACCCCCTGCTCAAACTCCGCTTCCCATGTCCGAGAGACAGCGCCTCTTGGGTCATACATGGGATTTGGCCGTTCGATAGACCCTGGCCAGCGACATACATCCGCGAGGGCTCCGCGCACCAGGAGGTCTCCCCGAATGGGGATTTCTGGTGTGTCCGAATCATCGGTCAGATCCGCTATCGACTTCTCATAGTAGAAGGGGTAGTTCCGGGCTGACGTGGAATACGGCCACATCTCGTAGGTAGCTCTCCCCAGCGTGCCAGCCAGTGTTGAGTAACGCCGATCAATCAGCGCCCAGGGTGTACCCGCTGAGGTACGTGCGGGGTCAAGCTGGGCAATGTCATCCTGGGTGACGAAATGCCGAAGCCGCCAATTCTGCTTCGGGTCATAGACCACCAGGAAGTGTTTGAAGTCTGCTGGGCAGGTGACATAGGCATCCAGGATGCGATACGCCAGCCCTGCACCCACAGTCGTATCTCCATAGACACGATCCAAGATTAATGACGTCGTACTGTCCACTGCGGAGACGGTATAGACCGGTGCCCGATTCCCAACCTGGAATTGGCGACCGATATCAGACGACGCGAACGCCGTGCCTGATCCTGTAATTGTTGCTGAGTTCCTTGTCGCGGTGACCGTTCCAGCGGTTTTGGCGTCGTTCAGAATGAACTCGTCCTCCGCCCGAAGGGCTGACCACACCCGGCGTTCAGCAACGCGGCGATACCGGTCCCGGACCAACTGCTTCGCAAGGAAGATCGGAAGATCCGGGACCCAGAGTCGCAACGACCGGTACATACTGGAGAAGGTGTCAACAGCCACCTACCCCTCCTAACGTCCAGTCGCAACAAATTCGACAACGACTGCAGAGAGGTTGACAGCGCTCGCTACCTGCGCCAGGACCCCGTCAGCACCAGCATCGTTATCGCCATAGAAGGCCATCACTTTGCCGTTCGCCTTATCCCAGTGGAAGACATACCCGTCTTCACCCTGGTTTAGCTGCAAGGAATCAAGCGTACCTAGCCCAACATCTGCTGCCGCGAGGGTCTCACCCCCCGTGGCATACGACGAGTCCATGGTGATGGTTCCATGCGATTGCTGACGGTTACCGACACTGGTCAGCCAATCTCCAGTAAGGGAGACAGAAAGTGCCATAGTCAGATCTCCTTTACATCAACATGCCAAGATGCCACCGCACCTTAGCACTGTTGGCGAGAGAGACACCGTTGTCAGTCGTCGTTGTCCCACGGGCACTGAGTGCAACGGCGACGAGTGGGTTGATCACTGCTGTTCCTGCCGCTGTGCGGGTAAGGATGTTGTCAGTCGATGCATGGCCACTCATCTGGTCGGAGATTGCTGTGCTCGCCGCGACTTGAACCGCTGCTTGATCTCCGCCCACCTGGACGAAGATATACCGGTCAGTCCCAACCGAGACATCAACGACGACATGAGTGCCACCAGCTACACCGTTTGCCAGTCCTTCACCAGCTGATGCGTCTGTGTTGACAGTCCAATTGGACCTGTCTTCCCAATACGCAACGCCACCGTCAAGACTGTCTACTGCAGTCTCGCTGACGTCCACCTTTACAAGACGAAAGACACGGTTGCTCCATTCCATGAGCATCCCGAGCTTACCCCCATTTGGGAGTGTCGCTTCGTTGTACGTTAGCGGAGACCCAGTCGGGCCCAGATCTACTGTCTGGACTGGGAAATGCGAACCTCGTCCACCTGCCATATCAATCGCTCCTTATCCGGTGATGGCATACAGGTGCCGCATCAGTCGCGGAGCCTGATTTGTCATATTGCATGTCGCCAGATACTGTCCAGCTACCTGCGTGTTGTCCTGCGCTGGCTTGAATCCAGTGAATCCAAAGCCAAACTCAGCGTCATCCGTAACCCAGAACCGAAGGTACTTCGTGTTCAGGTAGAACAACGTCTCACCGGCAGATGCGAGATAGTTCCCCAGGTTGGAGTCGTTGACTCCCTGCGCCCCAGGGGCATACTGCGACTGGAAGATACGGGACCCATTGAAGGTTAGGCTGTTGAAACCAATCTTCGGGTCCTGAGATTCCACTCGCCACTGTGGCTGGAACTTCTCCTTGATGTAGGAGTAGCCCAGGTTCGTTGTGACCATCACGTCAGGATGCTCAGCACCAATGACGATGCTGTTATACGCTTCCTCTAGAATCTTATACGTGATTGGACCACCAACTGACGCCGCAGGCGACGTCATGGGAGAGTTCAGCGCCGTCCCAATGGTGCCCCCACGAGAGAGGCTGCCATATGTGGTGTAGGCTGCTCCATCCCAGCTATTGACCGAGCCATCATTGAGCATCTCTGAGAACCCGTTCATCTCATTCGAACGGGACGCAGACTGCCCTTCGCGGTATTGCGCGATGGCGAGGATAGCCGACATGGTTAGGGCCGCATTCTGGAGATCGGCATCGATCAACCGGAATACTGAATTCTCACCCTTGTTGAAAATCTGGATATCTTCCTTAAACTCCGTGACATTCACTTGGTAGTGCTTCGGATCGAAGCTTGCTCCAGTGGCTGTCTGTCGGCGGCTGATGTCAAAGGTATCACCCCTGGCATACGAACCACCGGCCATCGGCGCATACAGGAAGTTCTCCTGAATCAGCGTCCCGCCCGTAAACTTCACGGAGTGGTTCGCCTTGATCATCGCTAGGACAGGGTCGTTCTTGAACACATTGTCCACAACCCCACCTACGATGTGCTTCCGTGTGTAGGTGTTCAGTTCATCAAGGAACGCCATGCTTACCTTCCTCTAGGAAGAGAGGCTATCGTGATAGCTGTGCCTGCCTCCATGCAGATGCAGCCGCATTTACACGATCCTCCGAAGTTGACTCCTTGTCCAGCCCATCAAGTGGGCGAGGACCGGAAGAATCAGGTCGTACTGGAAGCTGCGATTGACTCCGCCCCTCCATTACACCTTCTTCTCTCGCTTGCTTAATCTGCTCCTGGACCTTCTCTTCCTGGGCTTTCTGCACCCGCTCCGAGATCAAGTCCTGGTAGGCTGCCTGAATGGGCAACCCACTCTTACTCACATGGTCGAACAGTCTTGCTGTGTCCAGCTTCTCACTGAAGCGTTGGTTATGCTCCAGCTTTAGATCGGTCAGGATATCAGCGAATTGAATCGCTTGGCGGTCATGCCGATCAAACTGTTCAGCGAGGATACGCTCATGCTCATCACGAGTGAGGGCGTTCGACGGGACTGAAGCCACAGTCGGTTCCTTTCCTTCTCCAGCCTCAAGATCGCCGTACTCCTCCTTGTAGGCATTTAGCTGATCCACCGCAGTAGTGTAGTCTTTGTTCGCCCCTTCGTACCACTCGGTATATCGGGCTCGCTCCGCGTCCACTACCCCTTGTTGTTGGACAATCTCCTGCTGCGCCTGATCCCGCGCTGTTCGCAACTCGTCCATCTTTCGAGAATAATCTGACTGCCGGGAATACCCTTCCCCCAATTCCTTGGAGACGGCTTCCATTCCCAGAGCTTCCTCGACAACCTGCTTCTTGTCTTCAGGGACATTCTTCAGGACATCGGCCAGAAACTGTTCTGTGTCAAACGCCATACATGCTCCTTTGGGTCCAGGATATTATGGGTTCACCTTCCCTGCTGGGATCCAGCGAACCACCTATCCCTTCCGTTAGAGTCGGCCCTGCCCACCAGGGAACGCTGCGTTCTCTGATGGTTCAGCGCCTGTCGGGACGTCGCCCCCCATGAGGGCTTGCCCCAACTGTGCTCGCAGTTGAGAGGTTGCTTGCTCCGCCCAAGGGCCCAACTGTGGGACCATCTGGGCGAGCAGTTTCATGGAGGCATCTAGCTCCATGGCCAAACGCATAGCCGCATTCCCCATCTGGTTCTGCCCCGTCCCAGCCCCTGTCATATCAGGTTGTTGCTGTTCCGCTGGCAGCATGTTGCTATACGTAGGTGAACCCTCACCTCCGCCCATAGGCGGTAGAGGGGGGGCACCCATTCCGGGCATGGCAGGCATCTACTAGCTCCCTTTACCTGGCTTGCAGATCGCGTCTGAGAAAGGCGTCTTGATCATACTTTCCTCCTTCTATTCCTCCTCCGAGTCGGTAGAGGCCCAGGGTTTTCCCCAGGCCTCACCAGGGTTCTTGGCGGAAGGAGGAGTCGCCATTGGCGATATCGTCATCTGATAAGACTGCAGCCGTCAAGCCTTTATCACATCCATACAACGACAACAGGTAGAAAATGGACCAGAAGCAGAATCCCCACCAATACCAACGAGCTACTCGTCTGGTGAAAAGTCTCTTGGCACTCGCCGTGGCGAGACTCCCGGCGTCTTGTGGAAGAGCCCCTTGCTCTTGGCCAGTGTCAGAATCGTCAGGATCATATTTAGCAGACGTTTCCACATAAGTTACTCCATTGGGGTTACGCGGCTTCGGACGATGGTGGTCACAAATGTGACCACGGTGCCGACAGCTGTCATTAACCCTATCTCACCCCCCACCGCTTCCAGGGCCGACCGCACAGGATCCCAGAAGAGTCCTGCTACCCCAATCACCGCGACGATCTGTCCAACCAATACCGGCTCTCGTGCTAGCATGCTCAACGCTCCTTACCTAATTTGACTCCGAGATGACGGGGCGGGGAATTCCGTCTGCATCAGGCTTCTGCTCCATCTTTGGTGGAGACTGCCCTGTCGGCTTGGGCCCCGGTGTTGGGATCTCCTGTCCGATCCCCATCGCCATGGCCTCCTGCAACCGCTTCGGGATCTCCTTCGTGCCAGACGGAGGCGAGCCCCCATTCGGGATTTCCAGCACTTCGTACAGAGTCCACGGATCCATCAAGCCTTCCCGGTGCAACCGAAGATACATCATCTTCCGCGAAATCTGCGAGATAGCCAGCAGGCTATTTGGCGTGATCTGGAAGGTGAACTGCTTGTGGTGGATCTTGGCACGCTTCGCTCGTGGGAGATACATATCGTATGTCGGGTTATACGCATCCCCATCCGCTTCCTTACTATACGCAGGCACGAGGGACCCCGGATCGAACTGGAAGTCCTCCATGTCAATCCCCTGCTCACCCAGCATGGAGACCCGTCGTTGCATCGTGTAGAACTGGAAGAAGTTGGCCTTGACCATCTCCCCAACATCACGCAGGAACACCTCCAGCAACCGGCCTTTCATCCGCAGCGTGGGGCTCAGGGCTTCCATCATCTGCTCGATGCTGTCTGCACCAGGAGCCTGTTTTAGCTGCGTCAGGGCCTGTAGGTTCCCGACACCCCCGTGGTAATCCATCTCCGACACCATCATCTTCAGGAACTCAAAGACGTAGGACGGGATGTTGGGTGGAGGCTCGAACTCAATGCTTCCCATCACGGGGTTATGCCGCACCTTGGTGCCAGGGATTCGGGTGTCCAACCGGTTCCACAGCGACTCTGGCATGGCCCGCGCATCCCCCTTCAATCCAGGACGGAGCGCTTTCCTGACCATGTCCAAGATGCCATTTGATGTCTCGTTCACAGCATCCTGCAGGGGCATCAGGTCCCGTGTAATCCCCACACCCAGCAGGCCCCAGGGCCAGGGATCCAGCCGCAACCGGGCAATCGGGAACATGCCGTGCCAGAACGGATTCGGCCCATCGAACAGAATGCAGTCATCCGTTGCGATGAGCAGCCGCCCACGCGGATAGAGTTTGTATTCATCATCGTCATATCGCTGTCCATTCGGCTTCCTGGCATCAGCCGGTTGCACCGTGTAGGACCACGACGTATTCGGATCGCCAATCGTGATAGGAGACACCCCGGTGTGGAGCCGCCGGTCCTTGATGTAGACGTAATACAGGTTTGACGTCGCCACAGACGCCGAGACATTCTTCGGTGTGGACGACAGGAACCCTGCTGCTGGGGACATCAGCTTGTGCGCCCCCTTGGAGTTCCCCCACGTTCGATCCGGGATAGCCCCCGACCGTGACGCTGTGATCCGGTGCGCCTTGGCAGGGAACCGGGACTGGAGTTCATTGACCGTCTTCGCTGTACGGATGATGACCCCTTCCCAGTCCTGCACGTCCCCATCCAGAGTCGGTCGGATCGGGATGACATCCCGTGGGTCTCTGGGGATCAGCACAATCTCCCCAGCACCCTGTGCTGCCGACGCATCCCAGTGCACCTCGCAGTAGCCCGTGCCCGGTCCTGTGGCATACCGCAACACATTCGAGAGTTGCAGGTCTGCCTGGGTGTTGGTCCACCATGCTGTGGCCAGCTTGTTCAGCACCTCTGCCTGTGGCTGGAACTGGTCATTCTGTGTCTTGAACCCGAACAAGGGATGGATGTCAGTGAGGGCCGCTACCTGCTGCAGCACGATATGCTTAGTGCGGTTATTGTAGACGTTCGATAGGGTCGAGGGACGCTGAGATTCAATCTGATCCCCCATGATGTAGGAGATAGCCTTCTCAATCTCCCCATACATCGGCTCCGCCTGGAGGACTCGTTCGCCCTCTGTGCGGGCCATCGAGATCCATTCCAGCATCGACTTCTCGTACTTCTCATTTGGTAGCGGAAAGTCCATCTATCCCTCCATCCAGGGGGCTCGTGGTCCATGATAGGCTCGCCCACCGGGACGATTGACCGGTAGGTCACGGGGGGAGTCCGGGTTTCCCGGATCCTGTGAGAACCCCGACACACATACTCCGTACTGATGCTCTAATCGGCGGAGATGGCCCAGGCTTTCGACCGTTACGGGCCGCCCATCACCGCTTACATGCGTGGTTGTGTAAGGGAATACGGCGGTTTTCCCGTAAATACGGCCCGATGAGAGGGGTAACATGGCTAAATCCGCCCCACACGTCTGACACGATGGAAGGGTGATTTCACCCTGTTTTACGGTATACAGCCGCTCTTCAGGCACGGATTGGCACGTTTGGCACTCAAAATCACGTAATGGCATGGTCTATACCCTGTTTAGCACCTCATCCATGACCCGATTCACTGTGTTCTCGATGTATTCCTTCGGGGTTTGCCCCCAGAACTGCGCCTGTTCCGTCAGTTGAATCGATTCACCAGGGCCCAATGCCCGTACTGCATCCCCAATACCCACTTGCGAGAGAATCTCTACCCGTTTGGCGAGTTCTTCTGCTGAGGAGATCGTCGTCTGGAAGACTCTTTCCAGCTGCTGCCGCTCTTTTCCTGCTACCAGGAAATAGCGCTGTCCATCAGCGCCTACCGCGTTGAATTCCTTCAGCACCTCACGGATTCGATCATTTACCTCAGCCTTACTGGGCCTTGGCTCCTTACAGCGCTTCTTCAGGTCTGCATACAGCCCATCAGGGATGTCAATCGTTACGCGCACGCTACCTCCTTCACGGGAACCACTTATACTGTCTTCGCCGCACTGCATCCCGGAACGACAGGAAGCGAGAGACCGGGATGGACACCACGCTTGGGTTTCCCTTCACACTCCCAACAATGAAACAGATGATCGCTTCCTGCTCCAGTGAGATAACAGAGGAACCACTCGATCCTGGTCCCCCATCCACCTGCAGGAGCATCGCGTTCTTCCAGTTAATCTCGCGGCTGGTCACCGGGCGGTCCATGTTCACTAGACTGACTCGTCCGAAGAACAACTGACGACCTAAGCCGACAGGGGCGGCGACATTCAGGACTTCCTCGCCCATCTTCACCTGCCCTGCCTGTCCCAGTGGCATTGTCGGCCACTCTTCCTTTGTATCCACACTGAGAACCGCGAAGTCATCACCACGCCCCTGGTAGCCTGCCATCACGACTTCGGCCCTGTGGAACGTCTTGTCATTCACCTGATCGAACGAAATGTAAAACGGTGATGAGGAGACCACCGCCTTCTGATGCGTCTTATCATCTTCGGCTACGCAGTGAGACGCACTTACGAAGAGGTATCCCTTCGAGCCCTTCTCAAACGCTGTTGCCGTACAGGCCATGTCCATCCCGCCTGAGGCGGTCTGCTTGTATAGAATTGCTGTTGCCGCATACGCACGTTCTGCAATGGTCGAATCCGGTAGCCCCTCTGCTCTAACAGGAGAGAACAGAATAGTCGTCAACAATAAGGACGTGAGAATGATTCGGCGCACCGTGGCTCCTTTAGTTAATCGCCTCCTCATCCCACTGGTCCATCATCTCCTGATACGACACAGCCGTGTTCTGCCATGTGGGCTTTTGGGAGGCTGTTGCCTCTTCAGCCTCCTCTAGTTTGCCTGCAGCTTGCAAGCGCTTTCGCTCCGCAGATGTATCAATCCCTGCTAGCCATTCATTGTCATGTGCTGCCCAATACGCCATCAGCATGGCCATCACGCGGTCGTCATGCCGTCCCGAAATTGCCTGCGCCTTCGACATATAGAGATCCCCCTGGAAGTCTTCTAACTCATCCAGCAGGAACTCGGAATGGATCATCAGGTCATCATTCACCAGGGCATGATGTCCCCTGGCAATGAGCTTCGGGCGTGTCGAGGGCGTCGTCCACCAACCCAGGCGAGAGGTCTGGAGGTTCTTGGTCTTATCATAGATCTTCCAGATGAAGTGATTCCCATATGCCATCCGGCTCCGCAGGTCAAACAAACAGGAGTCCCCGAACTCCCCGTTGCACTCCACGATAACCATGGCCTCACCCCCCGCGCCATCCCCGTAGAGCCGCCCCACCAAGGCCACGACCGGAGCCAGATCGTGCGGGCCATGGAAGTCACTGGCAAACTCCGCCACCTGCGCGTCAGGCCGTCTCTTGTCCCCCACACGCAGCACCTGAATCACCGACCGATCTGCACCCTTTCCCCCAGCCGGGTCCACTCCCAGGACATATTCCGACTCCGGTTCCGGGTCTTCAAAGACCAGTAGCCGCCCGTTCCAGTAGTTCAGGTCGAACTCCTTTGGCTCAGGCAGTCCCTTGAACCCCCACCCCGATGGCACTCGGTCAAGAAAGGCGTTACGCATTGATCTTCGGGAGATCATCACTTACCAGGGCCACCTTCTCCCCAGTGCCACGACACGCCTCACAGCCCATTACGACCTCATGCCCCTGCATCTCCATGACCTCTTCCCCTTCCCCCTCACAGACAGGGCAGGGGATCTTCTCTCGCTCTGGTAACGACATTGGTTTAGTCATGTTCACGTAATCCTTCCTTATCCAGCCCCGCAAGATAGGTCTTCGGCTGGATCTCAACCAGCCCAACCGGCTTCTTCAGTCGCTGACGGACATCATGCAGCACTTCAAACGGGAACACAGACTGTCCTGTGTTCTGAAACGCCTCATTTGGGTCCGCACAATACTCGGCCAGGAAGGTGTGCAGCCGCCGTTTCTCCTTGGCCTCTTCCCGTGTCGTTTCCCACCAGAACAACTGCTCCCGTGTCAGTCGAATCGTCTTCCCGCACCATCGGGATGACACATCCACCGCCCGTTCCGCGTGCGCTTTGGTCAAATCCCTGGGTTCCCAGCCCTCTGGAGCCCTGGCAATGTATGTGTGGGACTCGCCATACCAGGGAATGAAGATCGGGACCACCCGACCGATGCCCCGGCAGGCAACTAACCACATATCGTGCCATTCATTGCCCCGTCCCCGTGCGGTGGACTCGAAAATCGCCAATGTCCGGGGATGTCGGGGGATGGCAGGCATTAACGAGTCATCAATCTGCCCTGCATTCTCCCAGGTGGAGATTTCGGACAGATGGGCCAGGGGAATGGTCTTTCCTCGTGCCATCTGGCCCCGTTCCTGCCCCAAGGTGGACCCACCCCGCACCGATTTCCCCGATTCCACCAGAATCAGGCTGTCTGTCTGGTCGAAATACAGCTGCGCTTCCTTCTCCCGATACTTTTGCTCCGGTTGCATCCACCACGGTAGGTTATCGTAGATGCGTTCCAACATATTGTAGAGGTAGGCGGACTGCGCCGGGACATCTGCGGCAATCAGCGCCGTCGTATTGCCATACAAGAACGCCCGATGGGCCAACATGGCCTCACTCAGCGTCGAAGCGCCCAGTTGCCGTGCCTTCAGGATGGCAACCAAGATGCCATCCAACCGTTCTCGGCTGTTACACTGCTCCTCAATCTTCCCAATCCGTTCAAGAATGATCTCCTGACTCTCGAACAGAGGGAATAACGTCGTTGACGACGTCTCTTTCGTCTTGATCAGCGTGTATCGAGTCGCCCAATACGTGAAGGACGACTTGCAGAGCACCAGTTCATTCAGGATCCACCGTTCCTCTTCCGGCTTCAGTGGGCGGAGCAGGGCTCCGCCCTCCCCCCGAAGGGTTGCCAAATGTGCCGTCCGACTCGCCGCCTCCCCCTGTGACGTGGGAACCGGGTCGAACGACGGATCGGCCACCCGAATCGCATCGACAATCTTGGCCAGCCGTTTCTCTGAGACCAGTGGGCTATACATCTCCCCCCGCTTCCCGCCACAGGGCCAGATAATAGTAGATCGTCCGCTCCGACACACCGAATCGGGCTGAAAGGTTCGCTATCGTCACGGGCTCATCCGCCTGACGCAACGCAATGACACGTTCAATCTGCTTCGGGGTCAATTTCTTCGGCATCAATCGGGTCAACGTCCACCACATCAAACGCTGCCTCATCTGTCGCCTGCACGAATTTATCCAGGAACCCTCCCCCCATAGACAGGCCGACCTGTTGGTTCACACTTACGTTCACGCCGCCGCCCTCTTTCGTCAGGCCCGTGGCCTTGAACACCATCTCCGCATGTTTCAGGTCTCCCCGGAAGAACAGGTGCCCTCGCCCCCCACAGTCTGGGCAGGTTGGGTCCGGTTCCCCCACAGCACTCAGCACCTGACACCGACACTCCTCCACATGATTGGCGGCTTTCTCTGCCACATCCCTAACGACGACATCGAGCTTCTCGGCCAGGGTGTTCTGCGCCTGCACCATACTGCGCGCCACGGCAGCATCCCGGAACATCCCCAGCACTTCCGTCGTACTCATCCCGGCATCCTGGCAAATCCGCACCAGGGAGTCCCCGGCCCGCCCAGGGTCCGACAACAACCGCAGTAAGATGTCCTGCTTGGTGCCCCGCACCTGTGAGGACAGCACTTCGACCAACTGGTCCCGTCCCCCGACCGCTGTCTCGAACTCTGCCGCCGCTGTCCGTTGGGCCGTGAGCCGCCGGGGCTTACCGGAGCCGGGTGTCTCGCTCGTCTTCTTCTTCATACTCTCGTGACTCTCGATCCGTCATGACCGTGACCGATGCTTCCGCCGCTCCCAGGTCCATGGTCAGGCGGGGATCAGGCTGATCCAGGCCCTCCCGTATCGCCTCATCCAGTGATTCCAATGCCGTCGCTATCCGCTCCAGGGCCCGAAGCACCCGTCGAAGCAGGAATACCGCCGAGCAACGCTTTGCCGTCATTTGGTATACTCCATCGGAGGGATCCAGTCTGCCGGGGTCCGTGCGTGGGCTCCCGGCGTAGGTTGCCGCAACACCAACGAAACGAAGATCGGGGTACGACAGCGGGTGCAGGTCACCTGCCCCACCCCCGGTAGGGGCTTGCCCAGATTTCGGGTGGCGCAGTCCGGGCACCACCACTCCATTGGGCCGACAACTTGCCCGATGGCACGGGCGCTCCCCACTGGGGCTCCTCCCAGAGAATTCACCGTGACCTCCTCCCCGGAGTCCGTGACCAGCAACGCGCCCCATGGGGGCTGACGAATCAGCTGCAGGCCCGCGTGAATGCCGAAGCTGATCAGCCGGTTGCAGTGCCGGTTGGTGCAGCGCCAGCGGGGCTTGCGCCAGTTGACGGTAAGGACGTGCTGGAACCGGAAACAGTGGGGGCAGACAAACTCTATCGTGCCTAAAGCCCTGGCGTGGAAGGAGATCGGTGGCACGCCTGGGGGGTGGTGAGGAGGGGAGGGCACCTGGAGAGGGTATAGGGAGGGGGAGAATGTGTCAAGATTTTGACGGAATTTTTTTTCTGAGGAATCGCTGACGTCATCCCCGCGAGGGGCGGGGGGCATTTGCCCCTTGGACATTAACCGGCCCGACCCCCCCTCTGCTAAGTTCTTTGGGCTCAACGACTTACAGCCCCCCGGTCGATAGAAAACGGAGTATTACCAGATAGGCCGAGAAATGGGTTTACCCCATATAGTGCTTATCTCTTGGAGAGTATGTGCCTAATACACATCTCGACCTGACTTCGATGGTCCGTAATCCGAACGCTCCCACCTTTGGTGATTACATTGGGAGGCCAGCTCAGAGTGTGGCAGATGGCATCGTGCAGTATGCCAGCTCCAAACAGCTGACCCCAGTGCAGTTGCTGACTAGCGCTCGGGACCTCCATGAGAGCGCGACTAAGCTCTCTCCGAAGTCCAAGCGGGAAGGCGGATGGGGACTTTGCACTTTCAATCCCCTTCGCACCTCCACCATCAGCTGGAATCTCGGGACTGAGATCAGCTTCGGTCAGGACCCTGTGAAGTCTTCAGCCGTCCCTGAAGTGTACTGGCTTCAATACGCCAAGGCGCTCGACGGAGAGATTACAGTCGCTGGGGAGCTGAAACAATCGGGTAAGGGCTACATCACCAGACTTGCCGAAGCTATTCTGGGGCATTATGGTGACCTGTCCATGGACGATGTTGCCACCCTAGGTGGTCGAATCACCTGGGAGTCAATCATCGCAGACCCGATTGAAGCCTTCAGAGTACTCGCTGCAGAGGCTGGTGACGAGTCTGACATGACTTGCACCATCAAACTGCGGAGTGCCAGGGACGCGTTCAAGGGCGATATCGCTCGCCAGATTGTCCAACTTGGACGTCCCTCCGCTGGAGGCTTCACACCCAAAACTCAGAGCCGACCCGGTCGGTCGATCATCAAGCTCTAGGGTAGGGAGAAAACGACCCTCTAGGGGCTATCCAGCCCCTAGGGGGTTCCCCCTTTTTTTCGCTCTTTCCCAGCCCAACACAGAGCGTATTGGGTTGAGATGGCGTGGAAAGAACGGTATGGTCCTATTCGCAGGGAGGGAGCGCATGAAGAAGAGCCTAAGACAGTACCAACAGCCTACACCAGCTGAGATAGCCAACATGAGGAGGCTCATCAAGCTGAACTGCACCATGGTGAAGCGAAGAGAGAGGGAGGAGAGGCTGACAAGATGATTTACCTAGCCATCGTTGGAGCAGCAGTGCTCTATGGTATGTGGCTGTTCAAGCCACCTACCATGAGCCTGTATGTATCAGAGGGTACTCGCATCTACTATGCCACTGGACGGCAATCCCGTCGATGTGCCTTCGTAGACTGGACACCTCTCCTCAGGGAGGAGGGCATATCTCATGAATAAGCGTCGTATCCGCCGCTCGGAGACGTGGACCTACCGGGAGGCTGACACGCTAATGGCAGTGATTGTGGGGGCATTCATCTACATGCTAGCCGTGATGCTGTATGTATTATAGCCAAGGGAGGACACATGGGAAGGAGACGAGTAAACAACTCACCAACACGAAGGACAGAACGAAGGGAGGCTGCTGAGGAGAGAGCCAGGATAAAGAGGGAGAACAATGCCAATCTCAGAAACGAATCCAAGGGAGGGACACATGACGATGAGAGAAGAACAGCTAGAAGAGGGACCATCACTGGAGGACCTAATGCAAGTTGAGTCTGAAAAGTACGATGAGCAACAAGCCGTATTCAAGCAGCGGTTCCACTCAGCTGCCTTCACGCAGACGTTCCAGAGCATCGTGGTCCATGTTGCAACGGCTGCCACACATACCTCATCAGCGAAGGCTCAGGTGAAGGGCTTCTCCTATAACAAGGTATACATTGAGGAGGCCACCGTCTCAGGGGACACCTACAAAGACAGGCTCCTGGAACTCGTCGACCACATCGAGAGGAAGGTCAAGGATGCTGGCTTTGACCCAACATGCGTCAAAGTAGTGAAGATGAGTGAAGGCATCTTCTAAGCGTTAAACCGGGGGCACACCCTGTGGTGTGTCCCCTTTTTTTGAGGGAGGATACCAACATGCCAAAGAAGAATACCAGTGTCTCCGTCACCTTCACACCAGATGAGATGAAGCTGATAGAGACAGCCATGGAAGAGAGAAACCGTGTGACACCACTCCACAACAGACGCACCAAGACAGAGGTCGTCAGGATACTTACCGTGAACTGGGCGAAGGATACTGAGTCCGACGTAAGACTTTCGGAGAAGCAGGAGCCAGGCAGCGAGGGGCAACGGGTGGTCAGGCCGTTTGTAGGTGACGTGCCTCAATGGAGGAGTTTATGAGCGCCACATGGCTGGCCCTACTAGGCCACTACCAACGAGTACATCTGACGAACTCCAACATCGAGGATGAGCAGAAGTTCTGGGAGATACGGAGGCTCCAAAAGCAGCAAGAGGCCAAGCATGGGGAGATACCCTGCAGGGACTGCCAAGCTATCGAGGAGACACTCGACAAGGCACGGAACATCCGCTCCAAGGACAGGGAGATCAGCGGAAGATCAAACCGAGTACCACACACAATCGGGAGGTAAGCATGGTCTGGAAACCAACGCCCACACTAACCGGGGGCGGGTACAAGAGGCGTGACTACATCGTCTCAAGAACCAGGGACGGAGACAAGGAGGGAAGAAAGAATGGTTCAAACATTGCTCAGCATGCCAAGCAGGGAGGAGTGGCATATCAAAAGGGGCTCAAACGCTGGGCCAACCCCTATGAGGCAGGAAGCGCACGAGAATGGACGTTTGGTTGGGAACGAGCCCACATGAAAGGGAAAGAGAAGGCCTGTAAAGGCTGTGAACAGTGCGAGTCAGGGACACTGGTAACGCCACCAACCTATGGTGAGTGGCTCAGGAGGTGGAATCTGGGTAGGGCGCTTAAGTGGCGTCACTGGGATATGGCATAATAGCCACGGTGCTCTGGTTGACGGGGCGAGCACATGAGCAGCCCTGTCTTCCCTCCAGGGCCAGGCTGCTCCTCAGCCTCCCCTCCCGTGGCTGGGTAGTTGACCTTCGGGCCACACGAGCGCCGCGCTCATGTGCTCCCTCCGTTGACCAGGGCACCACCAATACACACACACAGAAGGAGGAATAAGCATGGGAAGCAAGCGAGTGGATTTCGATGTCATCTCACGAAAGTACAAGGTCATCGACCGACCAAGGGGAGAACTTACTCCCTTCAACCTGCTCGTGCGAGCAGTCGTCAGGACAGAGAAATCAGGGCAGGCTGTGGAGACAGGGGGGGAGTTCCATCCCAAGTCCAGGCCCTACGCACAGCTTGGCAGGATGCTCAGGAAGAGAGGGCTGGGCATACGCAGCATGGAACTACCATCTGGCAATCGTGCACTGTGGGCTGCAACAAGTGTGCGCTTCAAGCGGACCAAGAACAAGCAGAAGGGGGTGTGGGGCCGTGAGGCTGAGTGGAAGTACGACAAGGACGGTATCAGAACAGCACCATCATCCACATTTAATAGGGAGGAAGACAGGGCACTGAGCAGCAGTGCGCCACAGACAGCAGATGATCCCATCATATGACCTTTGGTGAGTTCTCTTCTGTCGTCATTCTCATTGGCCTTATCTACGTATACATCTCACTAATCAGAGCATCATAGAGGAGGAAGCACACCATGAGTATGTTATTCATGCACACACCAGGGTCACACAGAGTCACACTTGATCAGCTAAGGCACCTACCAACACCAGAGCCCATGGGCACGAGGCACCTGCCTGTCCCACACTGGCGTCTCATCGATGAGATAGAGAATCAGGTGTCTGACCGAGGGATAAGGGTCGTACGGAGGGAGTTGGGGATTTCACAGAAGGGAGCACGGGTCTTTGGCACCATGCAGCTGCATGGCCCAGAAGCAGGAGAGGGCACGGGTCCCTGCTTCGGGTTCAGGTCATCTACGAACCAGTCCTTTGCAATCCGTGGCGTAGCTGGTGCTCGGGTCTTCGTCTGTGACAATCTCATGCTGTCTGGAACAGAGCATGTGCTGAGCAGGAAGCACACCACACTACTGAACCTGCCAGAGATTGTGAGCAGAGCACTCAACAAGTTCCTTGACCAGAGCAAGCAACTCTTCCTCGACATCGAGATGATGAAGAACAACTGGCTTAGTGACCAGACAGCCAAGCTCCGCATCTTCAACCTGTTCCAGAAGGGAGCGATGCCACTCCACCTGTTCGATGATGTGTGTCGATACTACTTCGATACACAGGATGATCAGCCTGACTGTCAACCTCGCTCGATGTACGGGCTGCACAATGCCTGCACTCGTGCCATCAAGGTGCTGAAGCCAGCGGCTCAGTTCTCCAGCACCATCGACGTTGGCCGACAGTTCCATCTAGCAACGGGGGACCATACCGGGTTGTTAACGGCAAGCTAGAGTGATTCCCAAGGGGGGGAGAGTATACTACTCTCTCCTCTCCTATCTCTCTCTATCTACTGGACTTAACCCACTCTAGTGGGGGGTAGAGTAGTCTAGAGTGACTAGAGTATTACTCTAGGGCACTCTAGTCACTACAGCACCCCGTTAGAGTGGGTTTCGTTCTTTGTTTTCAATCACTTACGAGGCTCTCCTGCTCCCCACTCAGGGGGGTGGGGTGCCTTGTAGCGAAAGGACGGCGAAGGATGATGTGTAATCTCTGTGACCAGGAGATTGTTGGTAGAGTGCTCACTGCTGACCCACTCACAACTGGGGCCTGTTGTAGTCTCTGCTTCAAGCGTCGTGTCCTTCCTGCTCGTCTTGCCATAGCCAAGCTCATGACAGATGAAGAAGAGGGCACGCTCATCGTGCACTAGGAGGAGAGGAGGATATCGAGGAGTATAATGACTCCCTTGTCATCCCCGAATGAACTCCAGAAACGTGGCATTTACACCTTTGAGACGCTAGAAGCCTCATTAGGAGAGGAAGTTAACTATGTCATAGACGGCTTGCTTACAGAGCGGTCAATCAACATCCTTGCTGGGGACTCAGGCATTGGGAAGACCCCACTCTGCCTGACCCTGGCACTGTGCATTGCAGCAGGTATCCCATTTCTGGGCATGAAGATATCCCGTCCTCGACGGGTGCTGTACTGCGATGCAGAATCCTCTCGACCAGCGTTCCATGGGGTGGTGTCCACCCTGTCTCGGTATCTCCGTCTCAAGTCAGTGCCGCAAAACTTCCATGTGTGGTCACCGAACTGGGACACATCCTTACGAGGGATTGATTATGCCAATGCCCTGTTTCAGAAGACAGAATGGAATGGGTTCCAGCCTGAAGTCATCTTCGTAGACCCACTCCGTGTCTTCTTCCCAGAGGCAGACCTGAAACGAGATGTCGCACTAGGCATCCTGAAACGGATGCGTCGTATCAACGATGGAGCCTCGACATGGACCATCGTGCACCACACACGGAAGCCGAGCATCGATGAGCGGCCTCCACCTATCGAAGATAACCCACACACATGGTTCCATGAAGTCGCAGGACAACATGCCATCGTCAACCATGTGGACACACGGCTTGGGGTAGAGGCTACGCCAAACCGTGATGCTTCTGACCTTACCATGGGAGGTTTCGTTCGTATGCTGGGGCCGATTTCTCCACTCTACCTGACCCGAGCCTACAACGATGCGGGAGAACCACAAGGCTACATGCGGGCCAGTTCTCTGGACCTGCTTGTACCAGACTATCGTGCAGCCTTTCACCAACTCCCTGCTCCTGGTGAGACCTTCACGTTCAAGACAGCATCGGAAACATTAGGGAAGAGCGATAGCTCAGCAAACAACATGCTCAAACGACTCAAGTCTGTCGGCGCAATCAAACAAGTACCCGGTGGCTATACACGACTACATTAAAGGGAGGGAACACATGCTACGCAAGCTACGTCTGCTGCTCAGGTTCGCCAGATGGGTGCTCGATGAGGAGGACGGATGGCTGGACGATATCAAAACTATCTGGCAACTTGATAACCGAAGCCTTCAAGACTTCATTGATGAAGACTCCAGTTACCTTGATGCGTCTGTTCGACAGTCAGTTAATGACTGCCTCACCGAGATCGACTGGAGTAAAGTCATCGAGATTGAAGCCGAAACGAAAGTTGAGGTGCTCTGATGATCAGACTCTCCGTTGTCTTTGGTGATGCCAAGCATCTCAAGGAAGAGATAGGGAAACTCAAACAAGAAATAGAAGAAGTCAAGAAGAGACAAGACGAACAAGAGAAGCACATGGACGCAATCACAAAGAAAGTGTGGCTCAGAAATGAAGAATAAAGACCCATGGGATGAACTCACCACTGATGCTGGTCCTCGCTACAACAACCTTACCATCGATAGAAGCAAGTGGCTCAGAGGAGGAAACATACCGGTTGGTGTAGAGCCCTATCACACCTGTCTCCTCAATGAGAAAGGAGACATGTGTCCCATGGGGTTCCACATGTGTGCACTAGGGTTCCCCGAAGAATTCATCAAGAATGTTGGTGAGCCCAGTGAACTGGAGTTCGAGGAACTATTTGATGATGGCGTACTCCAGTCCCCCGGCGGTCAGGAACTCCGTAGAGGCGCCGGTTGGATGGGAACCGAGCTGTTCAAGGCTGGTGGCCCTGCTTTCCAGGGACGCTATCCAGACCAACACCCACAAATGAAGCCCCTCCTCACGGGGGGAGATAGGGTGAATCCTAAGACAGGACAGATGCTCCGTATCCATGCCCTCACTCCCTATGAAGCGTTGGAATATGCCCATACTAACCCCGCTGGGGCCATCGTCAGGATTAATGACGACAAGGAAATCACTGACGATGAGCGGGAGTTCCTTCTCACCAAAGTCTTTGAGCAGGAGCTTGGTATCACCCTGACCTTCACAGGGAGGCCGCCAGGGGAGTATAACGACTTCGTAGCGCCACAGGGGGAGGAATGAGCGCCCCTCCTGGCTACGTCCTCTACGATGGGCCCTCACGTCTGGGGGATGGGGACTCCATCGTGGCTATCCTCACCATGAAGAGCGAGAACAGAAAGACGGGGAACATGCCACAGGTATGGATGCTCCGCAAGGACCGTGCCCCCACCACGGCATCCCTTGAGGGCACTGACGACGCTGTCTGTGCACAGTGTAGCTTACGTCTCTATCTTGCACGAGGGAACCCTAAGAAAAAGAACTGCTACGTCACCCTCATTCATGGACCGAACCAGATATGGAAGGCCTACCATGCCGGGAACTACTCCAACATCTGGCCCTACCTAGTCGATGACCCTGTTCGTATTGGGTCCTATGGTGACCCTGCCGCTGTCCCACTCAGCGTATGGAAAGCCTTCACTGCCCGCTGCTATAGGGGCTACACCATGTACACCCACCAGTGGCGACGATTCAGTGGGCTTCGCCACTATGCCATGGCCTCAGTCGATAGCGCAGCAGAGCAACACCGTGCTGCCCAGCAGGGATGGCGCACATTCCGTATCATTCAGGAGGAGGATACCCATCCAAACAACCACATCAAGGAGATTACCTGCCCTGCAACACCAGAGGCCGGTCATCGCACCACCTGCAAGAAATGCCGAATCTGTGATGGAAAGAAGGGGGAATATGACAGACGTAAACACATCACCGTTGCCGCGCACTGAATGGTACTTCAGTCGGGGAGATGCAGAACTCTATGACAGGTGCCCACGGGCACGCTTCAACCGCACGCTCCTGGATGGACGAGGCGTCATCAAGCAAGGCTCAACCTTTGAGCTATCCTTGGGCCGCATCATCCACCAGTCCATCGAGGATATCCTGCTAAACCGAGCCGGTAAGAGTTGGTTAACAGGCGACCGCCTCCGTGAACAGCATGATGCGCTCTACCTCACCCTTGCCGCATCTAACGCTGGCGACCGTATCGAACAGGTAGTCTTGAATGGGGAGGTGCCTCGAAAGATTAGTGAGGAATCACATGAGCAGTTCAGGCAGGAAGCACGGTGCCTCGCTGAGGGACTCATCTGGGCCTGGGGGTTGCACATCTATCCGCTCCTCCAGGCGAACTACAACATCATTGGGATTGAGAGGCGGGCTGCCTATTCACGAAGCGTCCGATTGCCGCTATCGTCACGAGCGGAAGACACAACCATGGTACTCCCCACGGTGGCCGATGTCGTGCTGCAGTCCAAGGATGATGGCTCGTATGTCTACCCGGACTGGAAGACAGCAGCCTGGGTGAACGGAGCCTGGATGGATTCCTGGAACCGAGCCGCCCAAATCCACACCACAGCCCTGGCAGTAGAGCAGGCTCTAGGTGAGGAGGTGGAATACTGCTACATCCAGGCCCTGGTCAAGGGACGATGGCAGAATGGCTATCAACAGAGCCCGCTGTGCTGGGCCTATCAACACGTCAATGGGGAACTCCGCTACAAATACACAGCAGGAGCCAAGTGGAAGCGTGTCCCTCAGTGGGAGTCAGGCCTCAACATGGAGGAGTGGACACGACAGATGCCACAAGAGATCGCCATGAATCTGGTGCCTCGTACCCCTCCCATCATCATCGACCGAGACCTGGCAGAAACCTGGTGGCAGCAGCGGGTCATCAAGGAGACGGCTATCATGACTGCCAAGCAGGAGCTAGCAGACCTGGGAATCCGTCCCTCCATGGGAACCCGCACCACAAGGGAAGGACCCTCTGAACCAGGCACAACCAAGGCCCAATACATCATGGATAGTGTCTTCCCCCAGCACTTCGATCAATGCTCCCCTGTGATTGGCTTCCGCTGTGACTACTATGATATCTGCCACACACCCACCACTGGGCAGGATCCCATCGGGAGTGGGATCTACCGTCGTCGCCCCACCTATGAGGAGCGCTGCCAAGAGGAGGGCACTAAACCATGAAACCCCATCTTTATATTGAAGATCTCGCCCAACTGATCCACGACCTCAAGAACTCGAACAAGGAAGCCTCTGGAAAGGCCCGCCGAAAGCGTATCCATGTCAACCGACAAACCCTGGCCAGGAACCATAAGATGGGGGAAGAGGAGCCCCCCATTGGAATCGAAGAGGTAGGACGGAAGAAGCGCTATGCCCACCATGTGAAGATCAATGGGCCAAGCCTCGTGCGTTATAGTGAAGAGAAACCCCTCAGTTGTGGTGCCCGTGTCTGGATAGAGACATACGCATCACTTACCACTATCCCCCCAGAGGAGGATGTATGAGCCGTATGAGTGAAGAAGCACGGCGTCAGAGAGAAGAAGAAGTAGAAATCACCATTGGACAAGTGGGCAAGGCCCGTGCTGCCGAGGTCATCGCCGCACTCAGGGTACACAACCGATCACCGGAGGAGGTCGGACAGATCATCATGGCAACAGGCATGTATCTTGTCGGTGTGCTCTTGGCATCACTGAACACAGAACAGGAAGTAAAAGAGCAGATGAAACTCCTCGTTGAGGATCGTATGCCAGAGGTGATTGCTGACCTCAAGCAGGAGATACGGAAGGAACAGGAGACACGGAAGGAAACAGAAGGAGACACACATGAGAAATCTCAGAGTGAATGACAGAGCCGAGGAGCGACGAGGGGGGTTCCCCTCATTCTGTATCTATGGACGGTCGGGGAGTGGGAAGACCCCACAGATTGGGATCTTTGCGGAGGCACTCTTCAAACACACAGGGGGCACCGTCAAGGAGGATGGCACCCTGGCTGGGGGACTTCGGACTCGCCTCTACACAGCTGACCGAGGTGGGTATGATACCATCATGTCCGAGGTTGAGCTGGGGCTCATCGAACTGGTCGACCTCAGGGGGACAGAGAAACCGTGGGTCTGGAT